ATGTCTGGACTGATCAATCCACATGCGGCCCCGGAAGAAGCAGCCTATGCGCTGCTGATTGAGCTCGTTCGCGCCCAGCGCGTGCCGCAATATGAAGGCGAAATTTCCGGCCTGCTGGCGATGTACGACGAAGCCGTTAAACACTTTAAAGAGAAAGAGACCGAGCGTTAGGCATGGACATCGTGGTGCGAGAAAAGCGTGACGCCTGCGGAAGCCGCGCAGGCGTTGGCTGGATAGCGGCTTGGGTCATCAGCTGCCGCGGTAGGTAGAGTATCCGTACTGACTGAGCAGCAGCGGGATATGCAGTTTTTGATTTTGCTTTGTGACATTGAAAATAACCGGAATCACCGGGAAGAACGTATTCATATTTTGGCTTTTAAAATAGTCACCGGTTTTAAACGTCACTTTATACACCCCCGGCTCCATATTCTCCGCCTGCGGATAGAGCGATTTAATCCGCCCATCGGCATCCGTTTTACCGGTGGCGATATGCTGCCAGCTCTCCCCCTGCTGTTTATCCAGCTCAATCTGCACCCCCGGTGAAGGGAGCCCGGTTTGCTGATTAAGAATGTGTACGCTGAGCGTCCCCTCTGGCGCCGCCAGCGCGCTGAAGCTGAGCAGAGAAATTACGGAGGCGATAACTAATTTCATAATCGTGACCTTATTGGGCAAGTGAAAGTGCCCTAACTATAGTCAGCGCGGCGGGGAAAAAAATTAAACTTTTTGTTATCAGTTTGAGTTGATGGGTACTGTCTCCACACACAACACGCTGAACCGGTTTCCTCGTAAGAAGAGGAAGTGTCTTATGAGTAGGTAGCCCCGTGCTCTTAGTAACAGGATACGGTGACACTAAGTCTATCAGGCAGGGGAAATAGATTTGCTGGGTTCAAATATCACAAGGTAAAAAGATATACGCCGTGGCCTCTGCCGCCTCTACCAGAACAGTGCTTACTGCAAATGGGCTGCAGTATTCGAAATAATCATTTAATATTATTTAAACTACTATTCCAGTGTAAGTAATCACCTGGTTCAGATATTGATCGTTATCATTGATTCTCTTGTCGCCACGCCTTAACCATCTCCTTTGTTACCTCTTTCTTGTAGCAAATAGGTGAGTACCCACCAGCTTTGCTCCAGGCACTGCGGCCACCGCACGAGCTGCCGTTCCGGGCGGTATTGAAGGGACAGGCACAAGTACCGGGGTAGGATGCGACAGAATCATCAATAATCCTTTGACTGACCTGATCATCGCTTAAGGAATTCGATTTGGCGATGGAAATATCTGATGCAAAGACGCAAACAACAGCGAATACGGAGATGGCGACGAATTTGATGTTCATTCGGATCTTTCCAGGCAGTGGATGAACATCGAGGGTATGCTTTCAAATAGTGTTCAATATTGATCTATAACAACTGTACTTCACGCCAGCTTAAAATGCGATATTTAACCCAGTCAGACAGAACCTAAAGCTATAATGACTATTAGCCTGTTACCGGCAACATATTTTCACATTCCTGCAGAGCGCTTATTCTGCACTCAGCTATAACCAGCATTAACCATTCTGTTCGATATTACAGAGCAGTAATGCTGTACTCTGACTGGCCATCGTCCGACAGATACTACAAGACATTAGAATCATCGAAATGGTCCGTCGATATGCTCACCTGGCACCTAACCATTTAACTGAGCACGCACGTCAAATTGACTCAATTTTTGCAAATTTTTGCAGAAGATGTCCCAAATATGTCCCACAAGGAAAAATCAGCGACTGGAGGAAGTTGATAAGTGATTGATTATTAAATGGCACGCCCTACAGGATTCGAACCTGTGACCTACGGCTTAGAAGAAAGTAGAGCGTTAAATAACACACTGTAATCACACATGTTTACCGCGTTCGCATCCGGTTTTGTGTCGTTTCGTGTCGTTTGAATACATCCCTGTCTTTATCGTGCATTCCTGTCACGCCACAACTACGACACAGCAGCCACGTGCTCTTCTACTCATCTATGCAACTAAACAACCCCATTGTCCTGGCGCACATCGCAGATAGTAAACGTCACGACGCCGGCGACAGTGACATCGTCCAGGGCTTCACCTTCAATCGCTTCGCCATCTTCGGTTATCAGCGACCGCCCTCTCAATGTGGCAAGTTCCGTCCCGCCGCCGTGCTGAATCAGAACCTGACTACCCTGCTTTGGCTTCAGGGAAATATCCAGCACAACATAACCGCCATCCCTTTCGAAAACGCGGGTGTTAGGACCAACATTGCATATCGAGTTAACGGACAGGCGCTGTTCTACGTAGTCCGTCGCGGGTGAAGGGAATCCCATTAGATCACCCTCCCCATATTGGCCATCATCCACAGCCTGTTTTCGCTATGGTCCGGCGTCTTATCGACGAAATACGTTTGTTCCCGCGAGATCCAGGAGTTCGCCTCCACCTCGGTAAAGTGAATGCCGCGCCGGCGCAGTGCGGTAACAAAGTCGCTGGTGTGGAGGTACTGGAACCCCTTGGAACTGCGCAAAATGGACTCGCGGAAAGCCGCGGCGATGTCTGACTGTCGAAGCATGATCTGCCCTCCGATAAATGTCGCGGTAGGGATACCCGTTACCGGATACCCCCCGCACAGATCCCGGCGTGCGCGATTTACGCACCGGGCTCCTGCCTCGGGTGTCTGGCGGTGAACCGCTCCACAGGCCATGGATGAAGAACCCGAACCCTTGGTAGCCATGCGGCTGCCAGTTTGTTTGCTTTCGTCCAGGTCGTATCATCCTTCTGGCTCCTGCGCCTGAGCGCCCGGCGCCAGAGGTTTGTTACGTGTGTCCTGAACTTCTGCATGGTGGGGAAGTTGCCCGGTACCGAGTGATAGTTCAGGTATCCCTGAACCACTCTCCTGAGCCATTTTCCCTGTTCGGGGATTGAGTAATGCCAGCGCCTTCGCAGACCGTCTTTGATGGCTTTCAGAGTTGCCGTCATCCGATCCCGGCGGGTCTTTCGTATCAGCATGAACCTGCCGTTGCGATCTTTCCCGCTGATGTGCGTGAACCCGAGGAAGTTGAACGTTTCTGGTTTGCCTTTTCCCCTGATGGCACGGTTTTCGGCAGCGAAGCGGCCGAACTCCATCAGACGGGTTTTCTCCGGGTGAACCGTGAGTCCGAACTCCCTCAGTCTGCGCTGCATGGCTATACGGAAGCGCCGGGCATCGTATCGTTTGTCGAACCCGATGACGATGTCATCGGCGTATCTGACCATTACCACATTGCCTGTGGCATAGCGACGTCGCCACTGATGCGCCCACAGATCGAAGACGTAGTGGAGGTATATGTTTGCCAGCAGCGGTGAGATGACCGCACCCTGTGGGGTGCCTTCCTCCGTTGCTCGCCATTGACCCTCCTCCGACGTCCCGGCTGTGAGCCACTTACGTATGAGCCTGATTACCCTCCGGTCGCCGATCCGATGCTCTGTGAACCTGATCAGCCATTCGTGGCTCACCCTGTCGAAGAACTGACTGATGTCGGCATCCAGTACCCAGTTTACGTTAGTGCGTACCAGCCCTGTGGCCAGTGCGTCCAGTGCATCGTGCTGGCTTCGCCCGGGTCTGAACCCGTATGAGAACCCCATAAAGTCGTTTTCATAGACTGCGTTCAGGATTTTCACCAGCGCATACTGGACGATCTTGTCCTCCAGCGAGGCGATGCCGAGCGGGCGTTGTTTTCCATCCGCTTTTGGGATGTAGTGACGCCTGCCGGGCTGCGCCCTGTAGCTGCCCTGATGTAGCCTCCGGTGCAGATCTGTTATGTTGTTCTTCATGTTTCCGGCGTAGTCCATCCACCTGATGCCATCCACTCCGGCGGCCGCTTTCCTGCTCAGGGAGAGGAATGCGGCTTCCAGTGCTTCGACTGTCAGCAGGTGGAACAATGCTGTAAACCGTTCTTTCTTCCGCTGCTTCGCAGCTTCCCGCACGCGTGACAGCCTCTGTGACATGCTTTCCCGGCTCTGTGTCCGGCGCATGTGTGGCTGTTCCGCGTTCCCCTTGGCCCCGCTCCTTCGCTCCACTGACTCCGCTCCTTTCGGGTTGTTCGCCTGCTTCGCCGCTACTATGAGCGAGTCCGACTTCTCCTCTCCGTACATCACCGGCTATGACTCCTCGTCTTCCCGGTGCGGGCCATCTCCGACACTGGCAGATGGTCAGAGGGGAGATCTCCCGGTTCCCGCGTAGAGATCGTATTGACATGCCAGGGTCTCAGACCCCGCCGGGTCCATGTGGCACTCGCAGTATCGCACCCTATGATGTTGCCTTCCGTTAACAGTACAACGTCGGCACCCGGTAATTTAATATACATTTCGTGGCTCAATGGCTGGCCTGTCAACACCCCTGTCAACGCTTCGCCCCATACCTCGCGGTATGCAACGCATGACTCGGGGACCTTGTGGATTGCTGGTCCTTCAATGGTCGGGGACTTTCACCCCTTGATCTCTAACCGGTCTCCCGGCGCACACTGTTTTTATATACAGTAGTTTTAAAGCAAGAGCAGATCAAGACCCTTCTTTACCAGTTCCATGCTGCAAGAACAGGAGCAACCAGAGCATCACCCCACTGCGCTCCCCCAAGCTCTCCGGGGTGGACGTCGTCAGGTAACGATACAGTCTGAACTCCCGTATCACTGGTTGCTGTGATAGTTTCGTTCATCCCGTATTTGTAGCTCAGTTGTGCCCATGCAGGCGCCACAATTATTTTTTCGCTCAGGCGATTGTCGAACTTCCTGATCTTCTGCGTTATCCATTTGGCAAAGTCAGGCCAGTTCTGCGGTGCGCTGACTCCTGACCAGCCAAATGCCTGATGAGAAATAACGAAGCGGGAATTCGCTATTTTCTCCCTGAATTTGGCGATCATGAATTCCTGCGCGTCAACGGTCTGCTGAGGCGTATAGCTGTAGTAGAGGTCGTTGTATCCGAGCTGAATAACAACTACCAGTTTGTCGCTGGCGCTCACCCCTGACGCCGCCATCCACGCAGTCACATCAAAAATGTGATACCCCGCCAGATTAGGGTTATCTGCATAGCTCTGGCCAGAATAGGCCTTGTCGTAACAGTACTGAGGGTAAGCGGCGAAATCGGCAGCTACCGCATCTCGCAGGAAGGGCTGCGAGAAGTTCGTCTTCTGCGTCTTCCCGATATAGTCGAAAGTCGTCCAGCCCCCACGTCCGTCAAATGGGATGCCTGCTGAAGGAGTGTTCGGCAAAACATACCCTCCGTCATCTGTCATGCCGCGAGTGGTCCGGGAACCGGCGCCTACGTAGGTTGCACCCGTGGCATTGAGGGCGAAGTATAGCCACGGAACACATCGCTCACCAAGTGAGTCCATTATTGTGGCGACTTTTACGCTTCCTGTTTGAGTCGCCGCCAGTTTGGTGAACGCAGCTTTCTTACGGAATACATTCCCAGATCCGTCTGCGCGGGCATTAATATTCAGCGTTGGGCCATTTATTTCTGACGGCATGATCATGGCGTCAGGGTCTGCATCCTTCAACAGCACTGATTTCCCATCGTAACCATGGCTGGATAAAACAATATCTGTATTATTTCGCCATGGGCGAGGCCCGCTAACCATATTAGCTCCATAAAAACGCAATGGACGACCATCCACAGCATAAAAATATGCCGGGAAAATAACGTCGGTGTTCTGGTTGGTGACCTGCCCGTTTTCCAGTGCAGTAACTCGGGTGTCGAGCGACGCAGTTGACATCATGAGTCCGTACAAAATAGCTGTAGCTGGGGTGAAAAACACCCCATCGGCAGAAATAGGAATCATAGTCACATCTGCGGTGTAACCACCTGACTTGGCTTGTGAATAGACACCCCATCCAGAAAATACTTGCCCTGATGCAATCTGCAAATCTACTTCATGGTATTTACCGTCAGCGGTTAGCGCCTTTTCGTTCGCCCCCCACGCGTTACCGTTCCGACTCTGAATTTTTAGCGCAGCATTTGCCGAACTGATTTTATACATCATCTTGACGGTTGAAGCGCCAGATACTGCATTGATTGTGTTCAGCAATTGCTTATACGCGGTTCCAGCATCAGAAAGCGTATATGTGTAAGGTGAACTTTTAACGAAAGAGTCGAAGGTAGAATCTTGTGACAAGATCGCAAGAATAGCATTAGCTGAAGCGATGGCTGAATACAGAGAATCGATCTGCTCGGTCAGAGCATTTTTCTGCCCATAGTTTACTTCTGCAAAAATACTTCCTGAGGAAACCTCGGCTTTTGAGTATATTTTAATATTATTAGTATCTGCCGTAGCTGTAAGGGTGATGGTATGTCGTACACCGCCACCGGCCAGCTGGACTTCTTCACTCGTCCCATTACTACCATTCGCCAGTCTCACGAATAATCGACCAGACGTGACGTTGAGCAAATAGCTAAGGGTAACAGTGCCACCGGAGGGTACGTTAATGTTGGCATACATTTCAGAGTATACGCCTGAAGCATTAGCGTAGTTCACGCGGTTGTTATTAACCTGGGAAAATGTGGAAAATGGATATCCGGTATTATTAACCCACGAATCAACAGAACCAATACGCACTTTCCCATTTAAACTGGAAATGCTATCCAGTGAGTTAAGAATTGCTGTGGTAATAGCATTCTTCTTCGATGCGTAGGCGATAATCGATAACTGAACAGTGGTTGCAAGCCTTGTATTCACCCCGATAGCCAGGAGCGTTGCTGTAGCTGCGGTAGCGGTAAGCTGCACTTCCTGCCAGTCATTTGAAGAGGTCAGCGTTGGCTGATTACTCACAAATGTACCGTTCAGCGATGTTTTTAATCCAATGGTTGGGGCGCCTCCGGTTCCGCTGTATTTATAACGTACAGTGATAATATCCCCTGCTGCAACAGGAGATAATAAAGCAGAATAAGCCTCTCGGTATGTAATAGTGCTTACAGCAGCTACATTCATCGACACCGAGTTTTCATTCGGCGATGACAATGAATCAAATGGATAAAGGTTGTTATTAACCCACGCATCTACACACCCAATAACTACTGATTTCCTGCTGGCTATTTTTCTCCCTGTAGGCGTTAAAGTTCCTGAGGTATTTGTATATTCATCAGCAATAATATTTTCTGATGCGTTTAATGCAAAGCATTTTCCCCCATTTAAAATATTACCAGCATCTGCATCTGCCTGGGCTGCCGTTGTTGTCGGAAATACTCGGATGGTTCCTGTTACCGCAGCAGTGCCGGGCTGCTTCGCCTGCAGTACGGCCACACCTGCTTTGTTTTGATACTGCCATGCAGCAGAAAGCGCATCTGGCCCCTGGGCTACCCAGAACGACTGGCCGTCAGTAGTTGCTGCCAGCCCTGCGATGGTGCCATCAGGATCGCTAGCGGTCTTATAGAACGTGAACTTATTCCGTGCGTAGTCAGAAGCGTTATTTGCAAACTCTTCAGCCTGTGCAGCTGAACCTGCGGCTGCCGTTGCCGATTCGGATGAGGCAACGGCCGAAACAGATGAATTTTGCTCAGCAGTTTCCGCTGCGGCCTTCGCCGCTTCAGCAGCAGTTGCAGCATTAATCGCTTCCTGAGTGGTGGCGCTAATATCCTGATAGCCCTGCTTGACCTCGATCAGGTACTGTTTTGCCTCTGCGGCACTCACAGCAGCTTCTGCCGCGAACTGTGCCGTTTGCTGTGTGTCGGTAGTTGCCATGCCTAATCCTGAACTTATTAATTGAATTATTACGAGTTAGTATTTAATGCACGCCAGCAGCGCAACGTTGCGCGGGCGTGTGACGCTGAAAAACTGGTTTTGACCTGATGAAGTAACCGCCGTTTTGTCGGTAAGGTTCAGGTAGTACGCCGCAATTCCAGGATAATCAGCGAATGAAACACCGTCGCTACCATAATCAACAGTGCTACCCTTTGCCAAAAACGACGGGTTGGCGGCGTCGTTGTTGTCATCTTTCGCGCCAACAATCGTGCCTTTCTGCGCGCTGCCAAATGTACGTGAAGCATCAACGCCACGCCCATCATCCCAGCCGCGAATAAACTCGCCGCGCAAATCTGGAAGGTTGAACGTCGTCGAACCATCACCCGCACCAAAAGTAGTGCCAATAGCAGCGAACAATGCTGCATATGTAGTACGAGAAACAGCATCTCCGTCTGCTTTTAGCCAGCCGGTAGGGGCTGTGCTTCTGGCAGTATATTTTATGTCTCCGGGTTGGCCAGGGATGTAGGCTTCATCAATTATATTTATTCCGTCGCAAAATATGCGTGAAACGGTACCTGGAGTAACTACCACTCCATTTCCTGAACTTGTTCTGCAGGTAACGGTAAAATTTCCGGTGCAGTTATTATGAATAACCCATTCTTTTATCCAGGATGGAAAAATTATATTTATATTTGCCGTTAATGCTCCATTTAGAAATATTCTTTCCTTTGCAGCCTGCAGTGAAGACAGTGTGATATTAGAAGATGAAAGGCCGGTAATTGATGTAATTCCGTAAGCATGTTGAGGAACCCACCCAGTGGGTTCTCCATAAGGAGACTCAGGGTTAAGGTTATTAGCATTATTTAGATTCAGCCATTGCCCTGAGTAGTCTGATGATGGAATTAATGCACCTTTCGGATAGCCTGAAATGGCCGTTCTGAAATCCGCGTTAAAGGGATATCCCATCCCGGCTGCCGACCATTGCAGGCGCGTGTAAACGTCATTAAAAATGCCGTTAAAGTCCTGCCCCTTCGGCGGTTTACCGCCGGCAGAGAGTGCGATACGGGTCAGCGGCGGGAAACCGGAATCCATAGCCGCCAGGCCGTCAGCCAGCGTTTCAGAAGTGGAATTGACCGGGATCGTGTTTTTATCGCCGCTCACAGAAAAGACAACCGTCAGACGTGACGGTATGGCTGAATTATTCAATTCAGACCTCCTGAACGATGTTAACTTTTACCCCTGGAGGGGAAGGAAGCGCGCCGGAGCTTTGCACTATGGCCAACTCCGAATCGGAAAGCTGGAATTCGAATACGTAGCTCATGACATGGTTGCCATCGTCACGCACGTAAGCCCGCCCGCTGGCTCCGAACATGTACATCAGCATGCGATTCATGACGGGTACAGTGCAGTCGCTGATGTTCGCCATCGCTTTGCACATGATCAGCTTGCGGTATGCATCATTGGTCAGGACCACTGTGTTCGTGTCCTGTACGCCGGTATAGAAAGGCGCCTGGTTAAAGGGTTGCGGGTCGGTGAGTTCTGCCGGGGTGCTGGTCGCTTCGCCAAACCCCAGAAACTGCTGGGATGGCGTCACAGTCAGCAAACGCTCTACATCAACGATTTTACCCCAGCACATCAGCCCGTAATCGCCGCAGGTCTCGATGTTGAATACGAGGTCATAGAACGTGTCTATCCAGTCCTCTGGCGCTACAGAAGCGTTAAAGGTGTCAATCAGTGACCGCAGGCTGGTTGAGTTCACGTACTGCGCGTAGATCGTCCAGTCGACATTATTCACTTACCGCCTCCGTCATGATGTTTGTCGCATCGAGGGTCGGCTCCTGATCAATGCCCATGGTCAGTGCACTTGACCAGGTGGTTCCGTCCAGAGAGATCTGGACCGAAAGCACGTTCATGTTCTGTGCATCAAGCGCCTGAATGGGTCCGATATAGCGGCTGCCATAAATTCGCGCGCCGGCACGCGCCCGGGTGCCGCCATCTGCGCCGGTGAAGGCATTCAGGACGACCGTTCTGATCTGCGCGTTGATATCTGACGGAAGACCCTCATTTGCCTCGTATTCCACCTTGATATGAACACTCACCGCGTCCAGCGTTTTCCACCTGTAGGTGTACTCCGGATAAGGGGCGTCATAATTTTCGGTATCCTGCACGGTCCCGGTGGTGTCACCGTTCATAACAGTGCCCGGGGGAAGTTTTTTATTGATGGCCGCTGCAATGTCAGCCACTGCCCCGCCATAAACCCCGATATAAATCGAGCTGGCCAGCAGCGTGTAATTCGTGGAACCTTTTTCGACGGAAGTCGGCTCTTTGTTGTCGATGACATAAACATCAAGCACCCCGTCGACTTCCAGGACAGCAGCCCGCACAGCCGCTGCTGTGTTGAAGGCGTTACGTGCCACTGACTGGCGACGGCGATACTCAAATGCAGATCGCCCTTCAACATTCGAGCCCGGCACACCTGCAGTCTCGTTGGTGATACTCGACCAGCCACTTACCGCGACATAGATGTTTGTCAGCGTACCGATGGGGCAAGCTATCGGCCCGGTAGTCAGGTTCTGGAACTCGATCTTTACCGTCCCGTCCGCACCTATCGTTCCGGCCGCCAGGGACACATACATATAACCGTTATCGTCGGTAGCATAGGACTGTGCCGGGATCACCGTCCCCGGTACGCCGGAGCATGTGGCCGTTACAACCGTACCCGCAGCAGCAATGCGATCGAGGAAGTAAATCCTGCCGATACCATCCTGAAACCTGCCGGAGGAAAAGTCCGGGTTCATATTGTTGACGATAGCCAGAAGCTGATCGTTCTTGTCTGCGATGATTGCAGTATCAGTGACAGCCAGCTGCCCCTGCGGCGTCTTGAGGTTCGTGCTCATCGCCGTCCCGAATGCAGAACCAATATCTGCTATACGCCCGGCAAGAATGTCTCCCTCATCCGGAACATCAAGGCCAGTGGTGGAAAAGGTCACGGCCGGTACCGCCGTAGAGATTGTCGTCATTTTTTCCTCACAGGGTGACGCTGGAATCCAGGCCGTTTGTATCCATGATCGCAATAACGCCGGTAGTGCGGCGCGTATCGCGGTTGTTAATCAGCGTCGGCTCAGCTCGCGCGATATAGCTCATCCGCAACGCTTCAACCTGAAGCGCGGCCGCCATGGCGCCGGTGCTGGCCTTAACGTTCAGAAGCTCTTTGTAATTAACGCCGGTGTCTTTTTCGTAAATGCACTCGCCGCGTATAGCCAGGCATGCCGTCGCTACGTCCTGAGCGCAGGCGTAGGGATTTTCAACCGTGGCGATATTACCCAGCTCATCAAGGACAAGATCCCAGGTATCGGGATCGAGTTTGAGAGAGATTGTTTTCATGGATTTCGCCCATAAAAAAACCCCGCCGAAGCGAGGTCTATTGTTTAATTACAGTGGTTTATAAATAAGAAACTTTTATCTGAATATTTTACCTGACATGACCAGCGAGCCAAACTCAGGAATGTAATCACCAGGCTGATTCGTGCACATTTTAATCATACGCCCCTTAACTCCAAATGTAAGTGGCATCCCGAAAGGCTCTTTGTCGCCAGAGTGAAAGCTTATAAAGGATTGTGCCATTTCATCCGCATTTTCTGGGTAAAGTTTTGACAGTACATCCCTTATTTCATTCCTGCCTGCGCTGTTATTTTGTGTTCCAGTATTTACCATTTGATAGGCCAGAAGGTGGGATGACATAATAATGTCGCACGCTGAAAAAACGTCAACAGTATTTTCATTTATCCATCGTTCCCTCTCGGCATTCCTCTTATTGAATAAATCATCATTATATTTATTATTTTCAATCATCGTTAAAGGAATTGACGAGGTAACCTTGTAGCTACCTAACTGCCTTTCATCGCCACTGTCAAAGTTTATGTTTTGTAGACTTAAAGTAGCGTACCTTTCATTTTCTTTTTTTGATAGCTGGACAGAAAACCCATTTTGGCAACGGTAGTTAACTGACGACATCCTGTCCGGCGCATCTCCGGAGGTATGCATTGAGTCCATTCTGCATGTTAGGTGCTGGCTGCCTAAAAAGTCAAATTCTAAGATACCAAACCATATCGGCTCGTCATCATTTGCCGTGAGAATTCCATTAAAATAGCCATCAACCATTTTTAAATGTGACGTTATCTGCTTTGATATGGCAGGTGGAGATAATGCAAAAAGAATAAATGCTGAAATGACTATTAATTTTTTCATCACGGCTCCAGGGGATCGGTTCGGCTTCCTCCCGATTCTACCCCTCCGTGGTCATGACCATCAACGATGGAACCATCAACCAACTGAAGTTTTCCATTAGCAAGGATTTTTAGACCGTTGATGTTAACGACGCCAGGGCTCTTTATGTTTATGCCATTTCCAGTAAATTCAACGAATTCAGTAGGCTCGCCATTCATGCTGGCTATTGCGGTTATGTACATCGCATCGGAATACGAGTGCCGGCGCTGAGTTGGTGCGGGCCCCTCTGATCTGGTTTCCCTAACGTTCGTGGTGTCCTTGTCGCAGATAACAACCAGACCAATGTCTCCTGGCCTTGGCTCCATTTTTACCGCGCTGTTTCCCGCCTGAAGTCTGAGGTATGGGATCTGGTAAACATCCTGATTGGCAATGGCCCGTCCTGAAACGTCTACATCATTAACCAGAGGGAGAACGGTCAACACGCCCCCTTCAACCTCCCTAACCAGAACAATATCGACAAATGTCATTCCTTTCAGCGCTGAATGTAGCAGCGATAATATGGCGTTACCCTGCGATGACACACTCTCAGGGGTCTGGTTAGTTAGCATTTTCATCCCCTTTTACAAGATACCCAGGCGCGGCCACAACGAACGTTTCCCACAGACCACCGGGAACTTTACAGGAAAGATAATGAGTAGTTCCTGCCTGAATAATCCATTCCCCGCTTGCGTGCGGCAGGTCAGTCTCAAGGATGATTTTGGTATTCAGTTTCAGAGATGGAGAGTAAATGCAGCGAAAGTTAATCCCCATGTCATAAAAAATAGGATACCCAATAAGCCCTGTTGATGGAGAAATATATGGAACGACAGAGTCAGATGGTTTCTTCCCGGTGTAAATAGTGACGGTGCCAAAATCAATATTTACCGTTATTTTATGCGCAGCTGCTATTTCAATGATCTGCTTTATCGCATTGCCTTTGTACACCGGGTTGCGCTCGGTGCTTTTGACGTCGACATTGATGAATTTCAGGCCAACTTTAAAGGCAAGAGCGCGAATCATATCAGCAACATCAGCATCACCGCGAATGGACGTAGGCTCGCAGGGGATCAGGCGTTCCCTGCCGGCGGCCGCCGCGGTTATCTCAATCGGCGCATCCGGCATCTGGTTCAGGTTAATCCTGGCTGATGTTATTGACCCGGAAAAAACACGGGTGTCTCCGGCATAAACGACGATAGCATTTTGCTCGGCGGAGATTATTTTTTGCGCGTTGGTCGTCAGCTTGGCCATGTTCTCCAGCGACAAGCCCCACAGGCTTAGTTCCAACATTGTGCCTGTAGCGCCGCCAAAGGCAGATATAGCAGCTTCACATTTGAAGCCTTTAACCGTCAGCGTATTACCAATGCCACCGTCAAACGTACCGTTGGCCAGCGTGAACGATACGGTAAGCTCTCTCTCCTTATAACTCATCTGCCGACCTCACTGCTCGTCGCATAATACAGCTTGAATCTGGTGCCGATTTCGTCGTAATAGGGATCGGCTGTACCTTTTGAGTCAACGAAAACCAGATCGCCACTGAACCCCAGATATTTATACCGAACCAGGTAAACGCAGTTCAGGCAGAGAACGCCCTGAAATATCGGCTTGTCATCGACATACAGATCGGCGTAAAACCCGGTTGAACGCTGATGTAACTTGATCGCGCAGTTCTGACCGCCAAGCGTGACATAGACCTTTTGAGATAGTGAAGGTGATAAGCTAATTTCCTGCATGTCACATCACCTTTTCCAGAAAGTCGGAGACGGTGCTTTTTATCTGCTTAGAAACCGCAGTAGAAGAGCTGTCCCACGCCTTAGAGACCGACTCGGCCGCCGAGTTAACGTTAGACACAATCGCCGCCCCGGTTGTCTGGAGGGCGTCTGATAAGGTAGTGTTGGCACTAGACCAGGCATCTTTAACATTACTCAGAGTCACCTCTTTCGTTGCCCCGGTGATCACCTGCGTTGAGGCTGCGGTGCCATTATTGGTTTTCGCGTTGCTCGTCGGCGGCCCTTCAATAACAGCATTTGAAAGCATGACCTCCCCGCCGTCCATGATCTCCTCGAAAGTGCAGTTCGCCATCAACAACGTCTGCCCGCGATACGAACCCACAAAGTAATCGAAGTGGGTAAGATCGTAGCTGTAATACACCGTGTCTGGCGTCTCGATGTTGTAGGTGCTGGCCGTGTTTTTCATCTCATCCAGTTTCTGAATGAAATTGTTACGGCTAAGCAAAGAGAAATTGGTCAGGTTAGGCAGTGACCCGGAAAAAGCCGTCCACCCCTCAAGGGCAAAAATGATCCTCAGTTCAGACGGCTGTTTCACTTTGTTGTAGGACGTGTACCGGCCCTTTTCTACCGGCCCCTTAGTCACCGCCGCATCACCGTAGCGATCAACGCTAACCCAGCCGGAAGGAGAGAAAACCTCCTGCCCGGCTGCAGCCGTCAAAAGCGACTCGTCAACGGTGTTATAGGTGATCCGGTAAGTTGGCGACAGAGCGCTGTTAAGGACGGATAACAGGCTTCCTCCCTGAATGGCGGATAGCACTGTCGAGACATTCAGAGAAAACGACATGAGTTATTGTCCTGAGTAGCCAGCCAAAAGCATGACACGGTTGTCGCCGTGCTTTTTGATGTCGCTGGTAAGCTGTTCCACGTTCTGGGCCTGGGTGGTGATTTTGGTGCCATAAAAGTTATAAACACCGCCAGCCTGACCCGGCATCGCGCGGTCTACGGCCATCCCGGCGCCGGGGCGCATTCCGGCCATGACTTTAGGGACGTAATTTCGAGTTTCCGACGGCAGGTTATCCATGCCTTTCTTCTGGACGTTTCCGAGACCCCAGTTATAGGAGGCAAGAGCTTTTTCCAGATCGCCGCCAGTAGCATCCAGCAGATAGCGCAGGTATCTTGCAGCGGCATCAGCTGACTTGTGGGGGTCATAAACATCCATCCCCTTCAAACCCAGGTCTCTGGCAGTTCCATCCATAAACTGGAATGGGCCTTTTGCCCCTTTGGGGGATACTGCGAACGGGTCGCCACCTGATTCAGTACCAGCCACCGAAGATAGCAGCCCAGCGGGAAGTCCATATTTACCTTCCAGCGCACCGAACTCGCCAGCCATCGCCTGAAGAAATGCCCTTCCTTTGGCGCCAAGGCGAGCGGCATGCGCGTTAAGCGGGACGTTTGGCTGGTATCCCGAGGTATCTGGCTGCATTGTTGCCGCGCCAGCTGGAGAGATCAGGGCATCAGCGATTTTTGAAAGGAGATTTTTGGTGCTTTCCCAGTAGTCTCTCTCATCCTGCTGCTGCCTGCGCTGTTCAGGAAGCGGCTGAAACTTAACTGCATCCAGCATTTTCTGCGTTGCCTGCTGCTGCGGGCTTAGATAAGCAGAGTCCTGATCAGGTTTAAAATCCAGTGTGCCGCCGTTTTTCTTCAGCGCCTGCTCGGCTGCCTTCGTCACTCCGGGCAGCGCATCATTGCCGGTAGGCTTTCCGTCTTCAGTGCCATACCACGCCTTTTTAAACTCATCGGCAGCCTTGGAGAAGTTGCCATTGTTGAGCTCGTTTAAAGCGTTACCCAGGTGGTTAAGCACTTTTCCGAGCATGGAAAAGTTATCTTTGAGGTTGCGCAGATCGCCTGATAGCGTCCAGCTACCAAGGTCAATACCAGTAATGTCGTTAATGTCCCGCTTCAGCTCTTTGAAGAATGAAGAGGATTTTGCGTTACCAGACGACCACTCTATGAGGAGACCATTCAGATCGCGAATGGTTGGTATCAAACCCACGTAAATCTGGTTTTTTACCGTGTCGAGATTTTGTCCCAGCTCCGCCCATGCGGCTGTAAATTCCTTTGCGCCTTTGGTTGAGGCGTCTGTAATGCCGGAGCTTTTAGTCAGGCGATCAACGTCAGGCAGGAATTTCCCTTCCTGATTACGCTGCAAGGTTGCATCATCAAATCCAAGACTTAAGCCGACCTGCCGGCGAAGGTTTGGATCGCTGATTTTCCGTAGCGCATCAAGGGATGTTTTGGCCAGAGAACTGGCGTCCTGTCCCCACACGTCAAAATTCTGGCCTGTCAGCGCATTTAATTGCGCCAGACCACCAAAAATAGAGCTACTGTAATCGCCGACCCTCGCGCCCTGTATAGCGCCCTGAAACCCCTGCAGAGAAGCGCTTATCTTCTCAGCCGAACTTCCTGCCGCCTCAGCTGACTTTGACCAACCGTCAAGCTCGCGGGCCGATAGTCCCAGCGCTTTCGACTGGATCGACAAATCCATCAGGCCGGAAGTGGTGCTTTTCACAAAGCTTATCAGGCCGCCGGCAGTGACAGTAACGCCAGTCAGTGCCAGCAATTCCGTCTTTATGCTGCTGAAGAACGAAGCGGCTTTCTTGCCCTGCTCCGCCATTTCCTTGGCGGTATTTTTGGCGTCTTCGCGCTGCTTTTTCAGGTCATCACTGACTTCCTGCTGGCCTTTGCGGAACTGAGAAGTATCAAGGCCCAGCGTCACCAGGAGGGCGTCAATTACCGTTGCTGCCATGATCACTCTCCGCTGCTATGGCTCTGTTGGTGTTATCCACGGTCATTATTTCTATCAGCCACCACATATCCTGAACGCTGTATACCGTGTCCAGTTCGTGGAGTGTCGCCATTTTCCCGGAGATCACCGCGGCGATGGTGCGCGGTACATTCGCATACTGTATGAAACCGCGATCTGAATCTTCAGGAACGGATAAGGGGATTTCTAACTTGCGGTGGCTGCTACAAAAGCGATATGGAGTTTGAAGGCTTCGATTTTCAGGCGTGACCAGGTGCTGATTTCTTCGATCTGACCTTCGTCAACAAGCGCTGTTTCGATACCGTTACCGCCGAGGAATTTCACGCAGCCAAGCAACTCATCAAGCAGAGGCTTTGACTGTGCGAACGGAACTTTAGCCAGTGAAGTGATACCCCACTGAGCGAGACCTGCCATGCCGCTGGCCATCACGCTTTCGTACAGCTCGCGAGCTTCTGCGTTATCCTCGGCTGGGGCCGGCGCCACCGCAGCACCGATGGCCATCATCATATTGTCGGGAACGGTAACGCCGGCGCCAATCACGGCACACGCCAGGCGGATCGCCCACTCTTCGGCCTTTCTCGCCGGCATTTCGGTGATTTTGAACTGCTTACCCTTGTCACGGTTATCTGCTTCAACTGTGAATATGATGCTTTTACGAGCCATTTTTGTTTCCTGAATGAGTTATCTGGCAATAAAAAAGCCCACCGTGGCGGGCCATACAAAAACCACTAATTGTGAGTTTCATGATTCGGTAAGCGCACCAGGAAAACCGGGCAATGCCAACTGACCTTGCTTGTCCAGTTGCTCAATGCGTGAAAGTAGCTGGGGCTTCTTCTCTTTCCCCCACCGGCGCAGCAGGCGACCAGACATACTGGCAACATCCTTCTCTTTCAGGAACTCCAGCATGACGGCATTACGCTCTTCTTCAAACTGGCGCCGCCCAACCTGAAGCATCGCGTACATCCAGTTGAAGGCGTTGATGTAGGCGATCTTGATACGCATCGCCTCTTTTTTGGTGTAGGACATAACCAGAAGCATCAATCCATCTTTGCGGAGCCGATAGAACTTCTGCGGCTTACCGTTCTGCAACTCATTGTTTTTATAGCAAAGCTCAAAATTGAGTTTTGTATCGAACTCCGGCGGGCAGGCCTCGATAGTTCGCTCAATGTCGCGAATTACGTTTTTAGGCAACTTTCCAAATGCCTTCGCCACCATAAACGAGTCGGTTACCGGGTCGTTGTCAGCAACAAAAATGAGGTCACGGAAATCAAGTCCGTTAATAACTGTTGGGTATGACATTGCGGTATTTCCTTTAGAAAGATGAGCCTGTTCGCACAGAAATGCCGCCCCGAGAAGGTCCGCACCTATACGGCATTTCTCAGGCTCAGCTTTCTGAAAGACTCGGGAGTTAAATGCGCTGCGACGCGCAGGAGGTTTATTTCTGATATAAAAAAGCCCGGACTTGGCCGGGCTGATTGTTTACGCTGAATAGCCTGCCGGGGTGACAGTTTCCCACTGGATGAGTCCAGTTACCGGCTGAAGCACACGGCCGGCAGACGGCATACGGCGCGCGCGCTGCAGGATACCGTTGGTCATAATGTACTTTTTACCCAGCGACGGCAGGATCACAGTCCCATTAACACGCAGCACAGACCGCGTGGTCATCTGCGTGGTTTGCCAGTTGTCGATGTACTTAATCGACGGTGAGGATGCCGCCAGATGAAACGTCCACGGCAGATCACCATAAACAAAACCACCCAGCAGTTTACCGTCAGCAGTACGCTGGTACTCTGCCATATCGGTATCACCCATTTCGAAGATGTTCTGCGCTTCGAACTGTTCAAGGTTAAACCCTGATGGGTAGAGCTCAGCGATTACCAGCTCAATGATGGCGTCAGCCGCCGTAATATTTTGACCGGCCATTACTGCACCTCCGTGCTGTTAACGGTGATACCCTGGATGATCCCGCCGTCGGTGTACCAGAAGTAAACCGTTGGCTTGGTACGCGCGGCGCGCATTGCCGGGGTGAACGGGCCGATGTAGACGTAATACCCTTCAGCCAGAAGCGAATCCGTAACATCGACGCCAGCGATGGCGTTAATCTGGTCGATCTGCGACTGGTCAAGATCGGTGCCCGCCGTCATGCCACCCCACGCCCTGAATTGCTCAATGGTCGGCTTCATGCACGACTCAATGCGAGCTTTTCCGGCTGCTGCGTAGGGCAGATTGCTCGCCTGCTGGAACAGTGCAACGAGAGCCGCCTGAAGCTGAGCATTTACCCATACCTGACCAGCCCATGCGTCAAGCCAGGCGTAATCACCGGTAATAGAGCCGGGCGCCCACTGGTTGGTTTCGACTGCATTCGAGGCATAGTTGCCGTAGAAGTTATAGCCGTTGGCCTTGGCCGCCTCGTAATCAGTATCGTTACTGATCATCGGCAGCAGGCCGGACACCTGACGACCATTCAGAGAACAGCGCCCATTGGCCTGCGTGAAGTTCAGCGCAGCCACAAACCCCATAGCGTTTGCTGCGTGGTTCGGATAACCATACACCGGGCAGGTGTCGTTATAGGCGTAGGTGTTGATGATGTCGTACACCAGTGCATTCGAGCTTCCCGCCACGATTGCCGTTCCTGATGCGTCCCACGGGACATAGGCAAAGCGATGGTTCTGGCTGTTTGTCCAGAGCGCAAACGCATTAGCCTGGTCTTTGGTGACAGCGAACGTCGTGGAGAATGTTACCCAGTCCTGCTCTTTGGCCAGAATGGCAGTAAAGATATCGTCAACCACTGCCGGCGCCGCACCCTGAGAGATCACCGCGCCGGTCGCTTCGGTCAGTTTAAGGCCTGTGGCCAGCGTACCTTCATCGGCAAAGGTAATGGTGCTATCCACGCCTGTGGTGGCAGAGGTGATGATGAATTTCTTCAGCACGCTATCCCAGGTCACTACAACCGAGGAACCAATACCGGTTTCAATCAGCTCTGCAGCGTTATCAAAACTGGTGGCGCCGCTGAGGTTGATAGCCGCAGAAGTCTCCTCCGTACCGTCAACGGTAAGAGTCAACGTACCAGAAAGCAACTTGAGCTGTGCCAGCGTGGTCGCGGCGTGCGATCCGGAACGAAGGAATGCCGCCACTGCTGCGGTATTGAATCGGCTAAAATACAGTTTGCCAGGCATCTGTGTTTTACCGGCGAAAGCGGCGAAATACAGCACCGCGGCGGTGTACTCAATCGACGCGCTGCCGAAGTACGCCTTTACCTCATCCGCACTGGAAAATGAGGGTACTGCACCAACCGGCGCGTATGCGCTGTCGGTCAGGAACAGGCCATTGAGATCAATAGCTGTCCCTGTCGCCTTCAGTACGCCGGGAAGCATCTGGGCGATTTTTGATAGCGAAATTGCCATTTATTATTTCTCCGGAGGAAATCTCACGTCGACCGGCTGCGATATCACATCTGCGCCTGTCATAAACTGCTGAGGAACGCTGACGACAATCAGCGGGTTTGCGTGGAATTCAAGCGTCCAGCGGGATTCCCACTGTTTCTCGCCGTTGATCATCGATGTTTGCCGCGGAGGGCCGGAATAAAGCGGTACCAAGACATTCGCGTTTTCCCTGAACCAGGTGCATGCGAATTCGGAGCGGGCGATGCGCGAAAAGATGGTGGCATTGTTTTGCGCCTGATCTCCGTAGAAATCGAGCTGACATTGCCATTCATCAACGCGGCGAAGTTCTGCCCGCCCGTAATCGCTAACGCCGTCATACTCGTAATTGACAGCACTGGTTGATAGGTCAGTCAGAAAAAGCGGCGTCAGAGTAATGAAACCGCCTTTCGGCATGGCGGTCTGATTTTGCTGAGTCTGCGTGATCTCTGCATCCGGGAAGAGGACGGAAAGGAAATAGCCAGTCGCCTTAAACAGATCTCTTTCAGTGACCTGCAGGCCTACGTCAATTGTTGACATGCGATAACCCTCGTCCAGTCCGGCCAGTTTTCAGGCACATCCACAACCAGCCACGTTTCATTGCCGATAACGAACTTATCGCCGCCCTGCTGCCGATCCCTGTTAATCCCGCACCAGTTGCCATCCGTCCAGATACTGACCAGCACACCCTGGATATTCATGTTATCCATGTGCCTGATATCAGCCTGACTCAGCGCCTGCTTTTGCACCATCATCGTTACCGGCGGCGCGAAGCCCGGAGAGGTCGAGTAATCCGGGTTTTTGATTGGTCCGATCGAGCGGTAAATCTGCGCCTCGACGCGAGGATTAACCGCGCTAATGGCGCTTCGCACTATGGAATGAAGATTCACTCTTTCACCTCGTAGTCGACCGAGTTCAGCATGTGGGCCGAGTCGATTAACGGGTCATTAAACCCTTTTTTGTCGACCGTGCTTTTTGCGTTCGGCGGCTCAGAAAAGGCGATGATTGACGACTGAATCTGCCCCTTGATCCGCTCCCCCATCAGCGCCAGGCTTTTGCTGGCGTCAAAATCGTTTGCCTTCATGAGTTTCCCGAGCTCTCCGCCCCACTCCGGACCATGTTCAGAAATGGTCTTCCTGAAGTACGGCCGGGATGGGATCGTAACGATATGCTCGGGTATCATTACTGACTGCGCGAAATTGGCCTTTGATGGCTTTGCGAAGCGCGAAATGCCGTCACGGCGAACGTAAAAGTTCAAATCCCGGGTATGCGCCGGGATTTTTACAGTGCCGCCAAATTCGTTGGTGGCTGCCACAAGTGCTACCGGTGTCCCGTCCGGGTACTTAGCCCCCTCAAGGAACCCCACCTTCAAATCATCGCCAGAGGACAGCCCCTTTGCGATCGACTGCAGGTGCTCCATCAGCTTATCGCCGCCTGACATTCCATCCATAGCTACCTCCGGATGAATGAACGACGGTTATAATGGCCCGGGTACATTGAAGGGGATGAGCCAGGGACATATCGCACAGTGCGATAAGGGGCCGTAGCTTGCCAGTAAGCTGCACCGTATGGCGTCTGTAGATACCACCACGATGACGCGCTGGAAGGCCCCGCATCAGTCGAAACCGATACAGACCCCTCCGATGCGCTTGCCACACGGCCAACCAGACCAGAAGCCTTTTCGCCGTTTACGCCTGAATTCAGCGCCGCAATATGCGCAACCAGCATGTTCAGGAAAAGAGCCCGGATAGAGATATCTTTTACCGGGCTGCTGTCCGTGTTATTCAGGTAAATCGTTGCCTCCGTGAAGTACGCATTAAGCAGCGTTTCACTTACGGCATCGAACTCCGGATAACGCTCACGAAATGCGGCAACATCAAAGACAACGATCGCCATTATTTTTTGTCCGCCTTCTCAATGCCCGGGGCCGGGTTGTTCTGATCCAGACCTTCCAGACCGGTTTTCTCCGAAGCGTTTTCATTCGCTTTCGCCTGGGCGCTGCTGGTTTTCGCCTGGGCAAACACCAGCTCTTTGCGAACGTAGGGCTGATCAGCATGTACTACCAGCCACGCCTCAAAGGCTTCCTTGTCCACGTTTTCGGTCAGGCCGTAGCCGCCGACAACGAGAGAGGAGTTGGAGCCGTTAAGCTCCACTTTGTACGCGCCCTGCTCCAGGATCAGGCCGTTCGGCAGTTTGCATCCTACAGTTACTGTTTCGGCCATGTTACACCCCGATCATGCTGGCGATTCCCAGCGGTTGACGAATGATTGCACCCCAGGTGCCACCGGATTTTTTCTGCCGCCAGGAAGACTCTTCCACCACGACAGCGTGCGCGCGCATCTTCTCGGTGAATGCTGCGTAAGCGGTGTCCTGCTCACCCAGACGCTCAACAATCAGTTGCACCAGCTCGCCTGAGGCGGTGCTGTATTCAACAGCGGTTTCGATACGCATGTTCGGGAAGTTTTTCTTCAGCTGATCGGTGACGTTCACGTTGTACTGGTTCGTCTTGGTCAGGTTGACTTCCATTTCGGGCGACATACCGAGCACCATGCGATCGGTACGCTCTACGAGGCCTTTGGTCTGAGAGACCAGCTGCTTATAGAGACGACCGGAGATGTCGTCATATACGGCTTGTCCGTCTTTCGTTGCCCAGGTAACGCCACCGCCGGAACCAGTCGCCGCCGGCGTCACCGGAGCGCTCAGAGACGGATCGTTGAGCAGACCGTAGTTTTCCAGCCCGGCGATGCCGTAGAAGTAGGACTTGTTCTGGAACTTATTCAGCACAAGTGCAGAGGCCACGTTGAGCTCGGCGGCATAGCCGATACGCCCGGCGCCGTACATGTCCAGCTCGCGCTCACCCCAGCGGGTGTGAGTCTGATAATGGAACGACTGGCGCGGCACCCAGTTAACGTTGGCGGACGTCATGCCGTTGTTGTTGAAGTCGCCGTAAGCGCTGGTTTCACCAGTCGACTCGACGATCGGGAACTGCGAGGTCAGCGTCGTCCAGTCGCCTTTTTTCACTTCACCGATAATCTCTGCGGCCTTCATCGGCGTTACGAGAACGCGGATAAGTTCCGGATCGACGTAGTTAGTGAAGTAGGCCGGGATACCGGCGTTATTCGCAGTAACCATTTGCGGCTGGGCATCCATCGCCAGCGCGAAATTCTCCGCAAACTCCGGCTTCAGGTAGTCCTTCGCGCCGGGCAGCACAATGCCATATTTCCCGCTGGCTGCGGCGTAGTGTCGCTGAAATTCGTTCATTACTTGCTCCAGGTGCTGATTTTGACCAGCTCGCCAGCGTCACAATCGCTTGCGGCATAGAATGCGGTCTCGATAAAACCGGCCACGGTTGCGCCGGCTGCGGCGACTTGCACCTCACCGGTGGTCAGGGATGCAAAAACCTTCTGCCCGCGGGTGGCAGCGGTTGATGTTTTGGCCCAGTAGTCACCGGCAACCTTCAGGGTCACTTCACGTCCGGGCTGGATAAGCATGGATGCCTGACCCAGCCAAACGGTGATCGAGGCCTGACCATCACGATGGACAAAGCCAGAAGGAACACCGCTACCGGCATTGGAAGCCACACCGTCAACGTCCCAGGCGAAACGGCCGACAGTCAGGCCGTCCTCGCCAGCAACCAGAGCGCCCTCGCCAGCCTGATAAGTCGCGTGAGGGTTGGTACCAGCAAATGCCCCTTCGACGCCGGGGGCCGGATACTGGTTAATTCGTGTCTGAAAACCTGCCATATTAACCTCGTTTCAGTTTGCCAGCGGTCGGGAATGCTTTTTCGAACTCACTGACGGAAGCGGAATCCTGCGCAATGACAGGGCGTGAATTTTCTTTCTGGCTGATCGCCATTTTGACCATCGCCGGATAAGCGGACGGGTGAACGCCTGAGATATCCACGCCGCTCTGTTCAAGCGCGGTGCGATAGACATCTTCGGCTGAGTCCATGGCAACGACGTCGCCGATCAGCGGGCGGACAACCTGCTCGGCTTCACGGATTTTCCGGAAGTTTTCCGCAGCCTTTTTAGTTGCGCTGTCGGCTGCCAGACGAATCGCAGAGTCCATCGCCGTTTTGGAGACTTTGTCGTCTTCTTCATCGTCTTCATCTTCGGCGGTTTTCTTCTTGTCCTTGTCTTCATCGTCTTCATCTTCGGCGGTTTTCTTCTTGTCCTTGTCTTCGTCGTCGTCCTCATCGTCCGCCGTTTTTTTCTTGTCCTTCTCGTCGTCGTCTTCGTCGTCGGCGGGTTTATTTTCTTTTTCGTCTTCCTTTTCGGCTTCATCAAGAGCCAGAAGAGCTTTGCGGACTTCTGCCTCCAGATCTGCATCCTGCGCCAGAAGTGGCTTAAGGGTGGCGCGGATCGCCGCTACCTTATGTTTACGCATGTGATTAAGCTCCGGTGGTAATGAATCTGCGACCAGTACATCTGGCCCTGCGCGGCCGTCAGGGACCAGCGCTTCGTGGTTTCCGAAAATGTCACGCATAACGCCGTCATAAGGCTCGCCGTCAGGGGTAACACCCGGGGTCATGTCTGCGACGTACTTGTACGATGCAGATAGCTCTCGCTGCTCTCCGCTCTCAATTCCAGCAATCGCGCTGTTATCCCAGATCGACATACCAACCGTGAGATACGTGCCGTCAAACTCCGCATTGGAGTGCGTCACGCCAACACGAAATTCATTTGGCGGGTCATTGGGAAAATCGGGGATGTGCTTGCTGAGCACGGGGATGTTATTGAAGGTTTTGGCTGCTTTCCGGAGCTCGTCCGGGTGGCGCCAAAGCCGGTAAAGCTTGTTTGGTTCGAGCCCAAGCTCTTCGCTTCCTGGTATCTCTCGTCCGTAGTAGGCGTTGACGTTTGCCTTGCTGATATTCGTTCGTGAAATCTGAAGGCGGCCATTTGCGTCGATAGTGCGCACAGAGGCGCGGTCAAATGCCAGGCTTTCCGTAATCCCGTCCATTGCGGGTCTCTTTTCCTCGCTTATGTATCTGACCTTTATTGTCACCGGCTGCCCCGGTGATTTTGGGGGATGCACTCCAATCACTTCCATTTTTGCATTGCGTGGAAGTAATGTTTCATCTTCATGCTTGTTGCTGGAAAGACCAGTAACATCTAGCCCCTTGTCACCTTTATTTGTTTCTATTTGGAGCATTACACCGCCGATGCTGAACATACCGGCGATCTTTTTTTCTTTAGATGTGGAAAGAAAAGCAGGGTCTGAAACAACCATTCCTTTTTTAATATCTCCGCCTGGGAACAGTTTTTTTGCGTCCTCCCTGCTCATTCCTCGGTAAAGCGTTCCACCTTCTAAACTTCCCTTGCCAATGGCGGAGTCAATGCGTGCCACATCAGGGTCTTCATCTTTACCTTTACGAAGATCTGAGTTTATTTTTAAGAAATTGTCACCTGAGTAACTGGAAATGGCTGACTTTTCATTGGCTGATAGTTTTTCCCCGGCTGATTTCTTTTCATTTTTATTACTATTAATCTTCCCTTCAGCGCCAGCAACAACATCTCCATTTTCATCAATTTTGACGTGGGAACCATTTATGGTTATCCACTTATCCTCATCCTCGGCTAGCGAGTAGGATTCGAGTTCGTCCATAGACTTCCCCGCTTATGGCAATAAAAAAAGGCCGCCTTAGCGACCTTGATTGATTTTGATTATTTACGATAGGCCTGGTATTACTGGTGACCAGGTGCAACGGCAATTGATTTCCTCTCCAGGCATCACCCATTTACCATCCAGATACATTCCCTTGCTTAGCTCAAACACCTTTCCATCAGCTTTAACGTGGGATGGTCGCGGCTCTTTGCCAGCATGGGAGTGCTTCCATATTCCCTGGGTAATTCCGAGCGCCTGCTGTCGCGCAGACTGAACGACTGAGGTAGCCTTGTTGTTCTGATCTCGGGCAATGAACGCCGCACGCCGCCGGGTAATCCCGTATCGCTTCTGGAGTTCATCGGTGAGATAGGACAGGTCGCGCCCACGCGCTACCGACCGCATAACCAGCCCTTCCACCTCGGTGAAATACTTCTCGGGGATGGATCGGATAAGGCCGACATTCTCGGCGATGGTCGCCTGAAGAGCGTTATTCATCTGCGAGGTCATCTTGAACTCGACAGTAAACCCCGCATCTTTGAAGGCTGTGGCCAGTGACGCATCCGCGTTTTTCATGGCGTCGTTAGCGAACCTGTCGGCCAGCTTTTGCGCCATGTCATCAAACCGCCGCGTCCAGCGCTTAGCCAGTTTCTGCATGGCATTACGCATCATCACTGCAGGTGATGCATCCATGGCGACAGCCGCGCCGCTGGCCCGATAGTTTGCAGACAGCCAGTAGACAACAGATGCCTGCATTTCCTGCACCTGCTTATCAAGCTGTCGGCGGTACCATGCTTCAACGCCAGCGTTAGGATGAACCGCCCTTATCGTCAGGGTCTGCTTCTTCCTCTTCGTCGTAGTCGTCTTCGATTTCGAGGTCATCATTCAGGTCCAGAGAGTGATAGGGCGAATCCGGGTCACCGGCAATTTTTTCACGGACTTCGTTGCCAGAGAGCACGCTGGCGCCCACATAGACAGCGTCTGTGTCCGCGTCTACTTTGCGAATTTCCGCCCGCTCTTTAGCGCTCATTTCGTAGAGCGGCTCAAAGTCGAAGGTTATTCCATCGTCAATGTCGCCAAACTCAGAGAGCTGAATGATGTCCATCACGCGCTTCAGGTTGTCTTTAAAAACAGACTGCTGCAGAGCGTGAATGTAGTCGTAGAAAACGCGGATTTCGCCGTCAGACGTTGCGTTAAGGCCATTTGGAGTGATGCCCAGCAGTTTGACGAGCGGGATGCTCGAAACCGCTGACATGTGCTCCTGCGATTGTGCCTGCAGGGCATCCAGACCGTTAAGCGGGGCGTTAACGAACTCAACCGTTTCTGGCTGGGTAGGGTTGTTGTCTTTAGCGAATGCGCCACGGTTATCACGGCATCGGTTGAAGACATCAAGCCTTGCCAGAAGGCCATCTGCCGCCCCGCCCTGCAGAATCGTGCTCATATTTGTTCCGATTACCGGAACAGAGAACGAGTGAATCATGTCGCTGACGCTGTCGCGGGTGCGAAGCCAGTTATTGACGTATGGCTCAGCAATCTGCGAGAGAGACAGGCCGCGGAAGTTATACGATGCTTTCAGCAGATCAGGGACCTGCCGCGAGACGAAATCAATCATCCGGCTTGCATGTACGGTCCGTCCCATGACAAACCACTGCGTCGGCTTGTAGAAATCCGGGCTCAGCGGGTTGTCGGAGTTGTAAATCCCCGGATAGGTCCAGATAGGCTCGATGACCCTGAACCCCTGCAGGCTGCCTTTCGTGATCTTCTTGTCGCTCATGAAGAGCTTCGATTGCAGCTCGTTGTCGTCCATCCATGCGGAGATTCCCCGCGGCGAACGAACGTCGATGTAAATCTGGCCACCGCCAAAGTAGCCGTCGTGTTCTGCGGCTTCTTTAAAGCGCTCGCGCACCTTAAACCGCTTCATGGCCTCTTCGAGCTGTTTTACCCGATCCGCCTTGTCTTCATCGCCGACAGTTTTGAGCTTTATCCATTTGCGGGTCATTTCCTCCGCGATGGTGCCGACCATCTTGCGATATTCAGGCTTCTGCGCCAGCGTGGCCAGGTACGGGTAGCCGGGAAAGCTATCAAAGTCGCCGTAGCCGTAACCGCCATATGCAGCATTGAGATCATCGTAAGGCGTGGAGTCCATTGCCAGAATGGCGCTTTTGATAGCCTCGGGGATCACCCCTTTCGGCGGCTCGTAGCGCTGAAACTCTCTTTTCGGTAATGCACGGACTTCGGCCACGGCCTCTGGTCTGATCCCGACCTTCGGTGCTTCAGGTTCTTTTGCCGGCTCAGGCGCGGCGACTTCTTTCTTTTTAAACCACCACACTTAAATTCTCCTGAGTTGATTCGGGTCGATAACCATCGGCTGCGGGCCGGAAATCAGGTTGTCGTCGATTGCGTCCATCCAGGTATCGAGGATGTCGTCGTTGTCGTGACTGTCATCAGCGGAGAAAGCAGCGCATTCCGTCATCGCCGTCAGCACCCACTCCGTTGAGCCTGCGATCGTGCCGTCCTCGTAAAAGATGCTGGAAAGCTTCTGTCCGTCTTCGGTGTGCGTCGCCGGGACAAACACTTTCCCGGTTTTGATTTGGGGGATGACGTTAAGGCAGCGAACGAGCTTGTTCTGCCCGGTGCCGCGCGGAATTTCCCTCACCGGGATGGCGAGCTGCCCGGGGGTCTGGCTACGTTTTTTCAGAGTGGTAATGAGGCCCTGTCCGGCTTGCTTCTCTTCAATGGCCATATGGCGGAGCGGCATAACCCGCATGGAGCCAGACAGGCGCCATTTTTCCCAAACCTCTTCCGCTTTCTTCAGGAGGTCTTCCGGGTCCCACCGTCCGCGAACGACATCGATGATGTACAGATTCCCGTCCACGCCCATGCCAGCCAGCGTAAATACGGTGTAATCCAGCCAGTCCTCTACCTTCCCGCTGTTCGTATCGACGTACACGGCGCGGTGCGTAAGTTTCGGCAGCGTGGTGTACGTTCTGAACCAGCTGGTGTCGATGATCCCGCCAGTCAGCGCCATCGGGTTTTGCTGGTATTGCGACAGGAAGGTATAGCGGTCCTTTTCCCACAGCTGCAGGAGGTCGTTAACGTCTTCCATCTGCGGCCAGTATGACCAGTAGCGAACGCCACCAACGACCACAGAATCGGTATCTTTGACCGTTTCCCAGCAAAGCGAACGCCATGGCTCATCGAGCGACTGGATGTACTTCTCGTCGATCATGGCCGGTATGGCTACATGGTGAAACGGCACGCCCATTCCGCCGGAAAGCATGAAGCCTGTTGCGTCGTCGGTGTGCAGGCGCTGCTGAATGCTCACAAACGGAGTCGGGTGCTCTTTCGACTTATCGCCGCGACGTGAGCGGATGGTGTTTACCAGTAGCGTATTCGCGCTTTTGCGTCGGGACTCGCTGAGCATGTCAACCGGCTTGTTGTAGTCGTCCAGCATCACCATGCCGGAAAACTCTGGTCCGTAGTAGCCACCACGACCACCGGTGATCTGCCCGTTGCTTGAGCGCGATACTGTCTGGCCTATAGAGCGCCCTCGCTCGTCCTTTATCTCCCACTCTTCCGCCTGGTTGACACCAAACGAGCAGGGCCAGAACTCCTGATATTCGCGGCTGGCGATAATGTCGCGGGTGCGCCGGCTGTTACGCTTTACCAGCGTGTCAGCAAAAGAGATATTCAGGTTGCGAAAGCGTTTAAGCCGCTTCTCCTGCACCAGGGCGTTGACATACGCCGGGAAGTGAATGGAGAAGAACTCTGTTTTTGTACCGCCGGGCGGGATGTTGATAATCAGGTTTCGCGGGACAAGGCGCCCGGCAAGCAGATCATCAATTTTTGAAGCCATCAGGCGGTGATGCCAGTTAACCAGCAGCCGATCACCCTGAATCAGCTCAAACCATATCCGGGTGAAGTTCAGGAATGACTTCGTGGACTTTGAACGGATGATCACGCGCTCCGGGAATGACAGGTCATCCCATTCGATAATTCCGCTCATATCAGTCCAGCCCTTCTAACCTTCCCTCCAGCTTCTGCTGGGCCTTCGCATAGTCTTCAGCGGTGTACGTCACCTGATTCAGCGGGCCGCCATCTTTACCGGTCAGCTCGACCTTTTGCTTGTTGCTGTAGGCATCGCCAACCTCTTTTGCAGCCTGCTCCAGTAACTGAGCTGTCATGCCGAGGTTTTTCATACCCTCGGCAGTCGTCGACATTCGCTGCAGGACGCGCAGGCGGTAGGCTTTGTTGGCGATCGGGATGTCGGAGATTTCGTTGAGGAAGCGGTCGCGGGTGCGGTTGAAGAGGTCGACCCATTTTTTGGCGAGAGTCTTCCCGCTAACCTTTGTCGGGTCGTGAGTTTCAACCTGCTGCCTGGTGATGGTGATACCGAAATCTTTCTGGACAGCCTCGACCACCTGCGAAGGCGTGTCATAGCACGCAAGCATTTGAACAATGGCGGCTTTCACCTCTGGTTTTAGTGCAGCCATGTTTCACCATCCGTCCAGTACAGTCCAGTTATTAAGCCAGTTTCAGCATGCACGTCCCGCATGCTCTGGCAACATCGATATGAGCAACCTCCGCCGGCCTGTTCGCCGCATCCACCATTTCCTGCACGTCTTTGCTGGCGCCGTAACGCCGGACCACTCCGACGAACTCCTCGACGTCATGGCCGCGAAGTTTAAGCACCGGCATTCCGGTTTCTTTGTTGAACTTTGGCGCGCCATAGTCATCGGTAGCCTGGGCGATGTGGTAAAGCTCATGCTCTACCAGTGCGCAGAACTCCAGATCGTTGCATTGCTCGCAGTAGTCAGCAGCCAGGGTGATGATGAACTTAGGTATACGACCGAACCATTCATGCATCTGCTGCTCCATGCGGGATTTCTGCCAGCCTCCAGCGCGCATCATTACCTGCTCACACTGGCCCAGCACAATGCGGCCGCTTTTGGAGAATGAGCCAGAGGCCCACATAAACGCGACATCAGCATCGACCAAGTGCGCATGGTCAGGGTTATGGATTCGGCCATCTTCGGAGAGGATGTTCTGATTTACCCATTCGCCGATTTCGGTAGCAGGGATCAGCCGGGTATACGGCAGCCAGTTTTCGCCAGTAAAGTTGACGGGAGGGTATGGTCTGCGATTGTCATTTTCAGTCATGCAGAACAATCCTCTAGGCACCGAAGATACTTGCTCGGTAATTTCGACACCGAGACATCAACAAACTTACATAAAACTCTGTCAATGGCGCTTTTAATGCACCATTTGCAGAACTTTATAATTATGCCTGCTTGCCAATTACAGGGACAATCCGGATACACTTCTTAGTGAGCCAGCCCCAGCGCAAAAGCACTGAAAGGATAAGCAGCGGCTTCATGTATGGGCGAAACGTAATTTCCGCCATTAGGATTCCAGTGGTGCGCATATGGCTTACCTCGTTGTGACATTATCGAGCCACCTCTTGAAGTGGCTCTGTAATGCCTGTCGCGCAGTTACTTCTTAACACTGTCCGGCATCACCGCACCAACAACGCCAGCCAGCGCTACGCCGCCAGCGATGACGGTTTCCTGAATGCCAGCCGGCATCTGGTAGCCAAATACGCCAGCAATGACCAGGATGATGCCGCGCCATGTTGACGGCTCTTTTAGCCGGTTAATGAGATAGTTCATAGGTTCCCCGTGTTCACGATAAAAAGACTTCTCGCTCTGCCTTGCGGCGATTAGTGAGGCCAGCCATTACCTTGCCGCCTGACCGGTTCCAGCGAAGGAACTCATCAGCCGCGCCTTTCACATCACCTGCATTCAGCTTCTTCATCAGCGTTGATGTGGATAACGCTCGAGTACCGATGTTGTAGGCCAGCGACACAAGCGCGTCGTACTGGTTCTGGGTAACGGTAACTTTGAGCATCTTGCTTACCGCCTGATCAAAGCTCACTACGCCAGTGCGCAGCAGACGATCCGCCGTTGCTTCGTCAATCTTCATTCCGGGCCTGATAGGCTTCCCGTCTACTTTTCCCGTCCAGCCGTAGCCAATCGTCCAGGGATCACCACCTGTGCCCGGGTCGGGATATGCGGTTAACCGACAACCCTCAAATCGCTTAATCAGCGCGATACCGTTATTACTGATTTGCATCTTTAATCCCCGTCAGGCGCTCCCAGAAATAGGTCAACGCTACGGAGCCCATCGCGCCGCTTATCCCCGCGGTTGCCAGAATCATGTAAATGCTCAGTCCGCTTTCAATGCTCACCAGGCCAGCAATAACGCCGGTAAACCCTGAAACCACCATTTGGGCAAGAGCATTGATCAAGCTCCATGTTGCCTTGCTCTGCTTCACATCTATCAGGTAGCGGACAAGTCCACCCCAGCAAGCAATGATCAGCAGAACCAGCCAGGACATCCCGGCAATGCTCTCTTTGTCTTGCATACGTTTAGCCATAGTTACCGCCTCCGATGGAAGATCGGGAAGCTGTGTGTTTGAAAAGGGTCAGGCCCGTCGGGCTGGATTTAACAACGAAGCGTGTCGATGATGATTCCCGCGGGACCTGATAATAAAAAGGTCAGCGCAATGGCTGACAATGAGGGTAAGGCGCTGACCAATTACCCGTTACTACCGAGGTAAATTGATTCAGGTCAACATAATCAATTATTGATTATAAGATCGTTTGCATATAATCATTTTTTGATTATATTGTTTTCACAGGCAGGCATTCCGCCGCCATTACGAGGGACCGAAAATGACTACAATCACTATCAATACTTATGACCCTGAAGCACGTTTCAATATGGACAAGGACGAAGCCAAATCTTTCTTTGAGTTCGTTGAAAAGAAAGCCACAGACGCAGGGTTTAATGTTCAGTACGACAGTTGCAACTATGTCGATGAAGAAAGTGAGCGCTTTGTTGAAAAATGCTTTGAGGATTATTAACCAACTATGACGATCGATGAATACGTAGATTATTATTTTAATGGCAACAAATCAGCGTTTGCCCGTCACATGGAGGTAAACCCTCAACAGGTTACTAAATGGGTTAATGATGGCTGGGTTGTTGACAACCACACGCTCTATAGCCCCCGTCGTAGCGTTCCAGAACTCACTGTTCCTGAAAATGTTAATGGCGGCGGATCAGCGGGTAACTGACGCATATAATCTGGTTCAGGGCTCTTGCGCGGCGGGTGTCGACGTGTCGTGCAGCACGTCTCTACCCAAGAGCCCTGACCGGATCGCAGGCATAAAAAAGCCCAAGGCGTTAACCTCGGGCTTGAATTTTTTGCTTCGGAACGACTGAACGGATTCCCAGCGTTAGGGATGAATCTAACCAGTTTTTCCGGAGATTGCAATAGCTATTTTCCACAAAATTTTATTTTTATAGAAAATACTCATTATTTCGTCACCCGGGAGAGAATGACATCAGCGTAGGATTCCTGTTTGTGACATTCGGATACCAGCTCCTCGAAGAAAGGTTTCAGTTGCTCATAAGCTGCCGTTTTCTTAATGTCAGCCACGGCCCTTACCCCTTCCATCACCGTCGAAAACTTCATGCGCGCATAACCTCTTCCGCTGCATCGATCGCATACCTTCATTACCGGTAGCCCAAGGCGCTCGCTGGTCTCTTTATCCAGTACCTTTCCTTTCCCATTGCAGCGACACGAATTGCTGATAACACCCTTTCCGTTACAGGCTGAGCATTTAACTTTGACCACTTCGCGCACTTGGCTCCAGTTCTCCCAGTGGCTTGGGCGAACCGCTCGGGACATCTTTGCCCAATAAGGTGGCTTGCCCCACGGATATGAGCATTTATTGGTGAACACCTGGGCCTCTGTGAAGCCAGTCCCATCGCAGCAAGTGCATTTTCTAACGCTGGCAGCACTTCGCGTGTAATCCTGGTATGCAAAAGCACACAGAACTTCGAGAACTCTTTTGCGAACGTCCTGGCTGAGTTCTGAAACGATGTTAAAGCGGATTGATAATCGCTCTGCTGATTCATAAAGTAGCTCCATTGCTCGGTCAGGTGTGCTTACCCCAATCTTTGCCAGATAGAGGTCGAAGCCGAATCCGCACTTGGCATTTACCAGCCCAAGAGCGGCCATGATGTCAGTGCCGGTTAGACCATCCGATGCAGTAGCCCGTGGCGAATCGCTCAGCATTGGTGATTTAGGCGCGAAGTATTTGGCGATAGATTCGAGGTTCATGCTGTCTCTCCCAGGGTCTGATAGATACGGACGAAATTGCGTAATATTTTGTAGTCGACCAGCACGGTGCCGCGGTGACGGCAGAGGCGGAGCTTTTGCCAGCGGTCGCGGATGCGTTCGATAACGTCACTGCTCATGCGACCTCCAATTCGGTAATGGTTAGCTCAAGCCGCCCACCTTTGACGACAGGCATTCTCTTCACGCTGTAGTAGTCAACCTGCTGGTCATCGAGCCAGAAACCCGATTTCGTCAGGGCGTCGAATGCTGCTTTTTGCAGATTGTCCAGGTCACGGCGCCGGCGATCCGGCATGTGGCACTCAATACGGATTTTCAGTGGTGTGGCCAGGCCGATATCAAGCATCGAGTCTTTGATGATTCTGGCGACGCTGTCACGGTATGCCTGCCCTTCCGCGCTGATGTGTGTGCGCCCGCGATTGTGTCGGTAGTAGCGGTTGTTGCTTGGCGGCCAGGGTAATGAAATGCGATATTGGTTCATGCTTTTATCAACCCCTCTTTCATCCAGATAACCTGCGTTCGGGCCATTCCCTCCAGTGCGCACTCTTTCGCATACTCCGCACCTACCAGGCGAGTGCGACGGTCTATTTCATCGTGACAGGATGAACAGGCGATAGCGGCGATCAGATCAGGCGGCTTAATCCCGGTCCCGCACAATCCAGCAATGCGGATATGGGCCAATACCGTGGTTTCAGGGTTACCGTTGCAGACGCCCGGGATACGAACCTGACATTCGCGGCCGCGCGCCGCTTTGCGAAGATTAGCCATGCTTACCCCCAAATCCGTTGACGAAGTGATCGCGGCGTATACTCCGGTCGAGCACAAACCGGCAGCCTGGCGCTGACCGTCCAGCTCAGATAATCCGGGTTAAGGCTTTTCTCGGTGACGATGCCACGCGCCTGATATCTGGACACCAACTGTTCTGCCTGCTCCGCAGTGCATTCGGGATGCTGAAACCATGAGTATTTCATCAACATCACCCCGCAAAGCTCAGCAGCTGACTGGCGGCATTTTCAGCCTCAGCCGGCGAGTGGAATTTGCGACGCAGAATGTAGTTCCAGAGCACATTCAGCACTGATTTGTAGACGCCGTTAAACTGGCTGTCGTCCATGCTGGCGAAGGAGATCGACTTTGCGACACGACGACGGCTACCGTCAGGCATCTGGTATTCGTCGTAAAAGCCGGCCTGAATGGTTGCCCACTCGCGGAAGGATTCGAAGTGTTTCAGCAGCGCCATATCGCGGGAACGAGAAATGCCGACAGAGGAGAGATACATATCCGCGGCGTTCTGGAGCGCAGCGCGCTGATCGAAGTCGGATGAAAGGAAGTCGATAAACCCGGATATGAGGGTGCGCTCTGCGGGCTCAATGAGACCACCGGAAGGCGTCCAGTAGTGATAACCGAGAGTCAGAAGCTTGAAGAACTTCTTGTGGAATGCGTAATTCCGGGGCTTGCGGAACTCACCGCAAAGCAGTTGCCCTACGGGGATAAGTTGCAGGTATTCGCTGGTTCCCGGTTCTGCGGGAATCAGTACGTTTTGATAACTCTTCTGAAATTGCAGTGTTTGCGCCATGTGTCCCCACTTGGCGCCGGGGTAAAGTTGTCAGTTGTCCAGACTGACTAAGTAATTATCGCCCTTCCCGGGGATAAAAGCAAAATGAGCATATACGAGAAAATCGCTATTTTTTGGCGTTCTGTTCAGCCATTTCGATGTAGCGCGGATCTGATGCTTTTGGTAGCTGGATGCTTTGCTCGCGGTAGTAGCGGACGCGCTCCATGAAATACTCGCGTAAATGCTCGGGCTGCTCTCTGGCCACCACTTCGGCGACAACCGGCATGTTAAGGCGCTCTTTGTAGGCGACGCCGGAAGCTGCGAGATCTACGTTGACCTTGTCCTGCTCATCTTTAGCCTTGGCTGCAATGTTCCACTGTGACATAAGAAAAATCCCCTCTGCTGTGGAGGGGATTATATAGCATCAAGTGGATGGGTGCGCGGCTTTGCGTTCTGCGGGGGATTTAGGCATCGCCAACTTCCTCAAGAATCTTTGAAGCATCGATTTTACTAAGGCGATTAACCATGGCTTCCATCTCCCTGCGCATGATTTTTTGAAGCACCCTATCTCTTCTGAAATGGCAAGGTTGTGGCCTGTGCTTACGCTTTTCACGAAACGGAAGAGATGATGATTGCCAGTATCGCTTTCTGAGCGCCCCAGACTGCACCATGTCAGACCTGACGATTTCGCCTACCGTACTAGCCCTCGGCATCACCTCACCTCCTGCGGCCCAGCCGGCAGCGGCATCCAGTGGGTTATATTCTTGGCAATGAATTGGTTTGCCTGCCAAGCACCAAATATGAATGCGTAGGTAGTTACGTAACGATTATCCCAGCAAAGATATGCCCCATCATTTTCCGGCATCCGCTCGCTTACCGAAATCCATTTACCCGGTACGGTGGCAGGGTCACTGCCGGGAGACTGCGGGGCGGCTGCTAATGTGGAGTCAATGATATGCTGACGCATCCAGTTAGCTCCACGCGCAAACACGTCTACAGGGTCTCCATAGTAATATCCTATTTCATATGCCTGCCCTGATGTCATCTCATCAGGAATTACCAGCACTACCGGCGCTGGCTGCTCTTTGATGTGCAGGCGCGGCTCTCCGTCTTTCGGCTCCGGCCATTTACGCTGTTTATTGACTGCCAGCTTTTCAATCATTGCCTGCGTAATCTGCTCATCAGTGATGCCTGCACGACGCTGCGCATCCCACAGCAGAAACTGCATATCAGCCCACTCCGACAGGTCGCCAGGCTCGGCAGCGGCTTCCAGTGCTTCTTTGCTGAGGTGCTTCAGCGGGCCAACCGGTCCGACATTGCCAAAGGTAGCCTGTGACCACTCGGCATGCGCACTGCGTACCTGGTCACGTTCCGACGCTGGCTGCGCGTGGCGATAGAGCGGCGCATCCTCGGTCCCAGCAGAGGCAGAGATTACCTTTCTCATCCTGGCTGTATCGGTTGAACAGAAAAGCTGTCGCTCATTACAATCCTGCTCGCTGTCCATTGCGGCCTTGCGGCGTTCCTGCAGCTCTTCCAGAGCAATCGTCAGCGCGTAATAAAACGAGTGGTCAACTCGATTGTCGGCGCGTTCTGCGTTATCGCGCGCCAGTTTGACGCTGTTCAAAAGCTGGATGACGCTGTTTTCTGCTAACTGGTTATTGGTCATTGGTTGGCTCCTTCTGCTGCCCGGTTAACTATCACGCCGTCATAAATCTCATTTAGATGGCCTCTCAACTCCATCCGACGCAGTGCTGACAGCATGTAATCGCATTCGACCTGCTTATTGCCGGTGAATGGCTTATCCTCTGCGTTTCCCCAGCAACAGTTTCCCTGTGGCCATCCGTGAACCTTTCGAACCTTTCCATTGACTACATGCAGTAACCCCCAGCCTGGCGGAAGGTCTTCGACAGAGATAATCCCCGGCTCGCTGATAAAGAATGTTGTGGTCAAGTTTTTTTGGACACGCCGATCAGATGGTAGGGTTATGCACAGGCGGGCAACTGGGCGGCAGGGCTGGCCAGCGTTTCGTACTGTGCGGGTGATCGGTAGCCAAGTTTTGAATGCAATCGGGTACTGTTATAAAAGTTAACGATGTAGTCGGTGATGTCTTGTTTGGCTTCTGTATGGTTGGCATACCGAGTCTGCCAGACACGCTCCATTTTCAAATTCAGAAAGAACCGCTCCATCACGGCATTGTCCCAGCAATTACCCTTGCGGCTCATGCTGAGTACCAGACCATGGTTTTCAAGTAATTGCCGGTGTTCAGCACTGGCATATTGACTGCCCCGGTCCGAATGAACCAATAAACCCGGTGCCGGTTGGCGAACCGAAATAGCCATGCTCAACGCATCGCACACCAGCTGTGCAGGCATGGTCGGTGCCATGGACCAACCCACGATGCGACGTGAATACAGATCCAGCACAGCGGCCAGATATAGCCAACCGCTGTCGGTCCGAATGTACGTCACATCGCACACCCAGGCCGTATTGGGTGCTTCAGGCTCAAACTGACGGTTGAGCACGTTCTCTGCCACCGGCAAATGGTGTTTGCTATCGGTGGTATGAGCGAACTTGCGACGCCAACAGGCCTTGAGTCCACAGGCTTTCATCAAGGTACGACAGCGATGACGTCCAACATCATGGCCCTGGGCACGCAGGGCTGCACTCAAACGACGACTGCCATAGGTGCGACCACTGGCAAGAAAAACCGCCTGAGCATGCACGCTGTCCTGGCAAATAGGTTTGGGTGTATTGACTCTGCGACGCGCTGCGTAGTAACCAGAGCGACTGATGTCCAACGCCTGACAGACCTGCTTGATCGGGGCCTGCTTCGCTAACTCAGTGACAACATCGTGGATCACTTTATTTCCCGTGCGAAGAAGGCCGAAGCTTTTTTTAATAATTCATTGTCTGATTTTAGTCGCCTGACTTCGGCTTCCAGTTCTCGAATACGTTGCTGCTCAGCCGTTAACGGTTTACCAATCCCCGGCCTGCCGGCTGACTCGTCATCCAGTTGGTGTACCCAGCGTCGGACCACACTTTCGGTCAGCTTCATTTCGCGGCAGACTTGGCTGACGCTGACGCCTTGCTCGCGCACCATGCGCGCCACCTGTAACTTGAACGCTGGATCAAAGGTTCGGCGATTCTTGGTTGTGTCGGTTGTCTTGTCGGTCATCTCTTCATGTTCCTTGTCGGGGGGAAAACACCCGATCAAAGTGTCCATTTAAATTTGACCACAACAGAATCGCCAGTCACCCATGCCAAGCTCCGGGCGTATCCGGAAGCGTTTCTTCCTGTCTGCCAGTAGGTCGGCACGGGAACACTTCGCCTCTATCAGGCAGGATGCGAAATTCCTGAACCCCATCGCGTCTGGCTGCTCACCGGTACTGGTGACAGCGACAAAGCGATCGTGAAAGCAGACTTTGAAGCCGTTCCGCTTGAGGAATTGATAGGCTATCTGGCAAAGTTCATCATGTGTCAGTGCCATCACTCAGCCTCCACCTTGATGCCAGCGGCGGCCAGCGCTACCTTTACGTCCTGGCTGTAGTTATAAACACCATCAGACCAGACATATCTGTCCCCAGATACAATCTGCCGTAAGTCTGGCAGCTTCACGGTGCGGGCCTCCAGCCCGGCGATGCGCTGGCGCAGTGCTGTGTTATCGTCGAACAGCTCACAGATGTGGCGATTCTGCTTGCGAACGCGATTTTCGCTTTCAGTCATTTGCTGCTGCGCCTTCTCCAGCTTTTCGCTGTTAGCCTCAGCTGTTTTTCTCCACGTTGCGCAAATACGTTTCTCTGATTCCAGTGCCTCTACCAGCTCAACGTTTCGTTTTCCTTTGGCCTCAACCTGTCGATACAGCTCATCCCAACTTTTTGAGTTGTCGCGCACCAGACTTGTCACGCGCTCTTCACGTGACTTGTAATACTCCAGCGCCTCTACCAGCGCGAGAACGTTGGCAGGGTTAGCGGCCTGGACGAACTCGCGGTTCTCCGCTGCATCTGGACCTACGAAGTGCGCGATGATGAATCCGCCGTTGGCCTGGTCATTTGCGCTACAACACGCTTCCCAGCCGTCGCCAGATTCTTTAACCCAGTCGCCGTTACTCGCTTTCTCTGCCGCCGCTTTCAGGCTCTGCGCCAGTTCGGTGATATCAGTCATGCTGCACCTCCTGTTTGTTTTTATCTGCATAACGGATGTCGGCGCTGCGGTAGTCCATGCTGATATCCCACTCATAGCAGCCACAGGAAGCTCTAAGAACCTCATCGTCTCCTGTCGGGTTCATGTCGTACAACGCCTCAGCTATGACGTGAAGACGCTTTTCTGCTGGTATTTTTGCCAGCTCTGAGCGAATGTTTGAGATGTGCTCAGCTATCGGTCGCCTGAAGTCATTCCTGCTCATTTGTCGGCCCCCTCGCGCAGTTGCTTGGCGAAGTCGTCAGCAGCAAGTGCAATCCCTTTTGCTAAAGCGTCAAAAAACTGGTCATCACCAGGAATTCGAAGTTTTGCCGCAAACTCCTCCACCCCGTCAGCCTTAATCCCGGCTACGATGCGATCGGTGGCGGGGGTGGCAGGCGCATGCATAATTGCGACAAGCATTGCATCATGCATGCAATCCGCATCAGAGCATCCAAGCGCCTCTGCTGTTTTAAACTCCCGGTACATGTTTTTGAATGCATCCGTTTTGCACCATGCGTTGATGTCCTTCAGCGCCACATTCTCCGCAGCCAGTTGAGCATTTTGGTCTGCCAGCATATTCCCGGTTTTTATGGCGGCATCCAGTGAAGCGCTGCAAATGCGAAACTCTTTAGCCAGCTTCAGGAACTTCTGCTCTCTGATCGACAGCTCGCCTGCGCTCTCCATGGAGGCGATGAGCTTGTTTACTGCCTGTAGTGTGATAGTCATGCTGATGTTCTCCCGTAAACAGCCAGTACCCGCTTCATCGCCGGGCTTTGCCGACACTCGTTGAAAATCTGATTGGTGCTCTTCCTGCCTGCAATCTCTTCTTCGGTGGCCAGCCGGTAGTAAACCGTCCGCCACACCCGAGCTTCAGCTACCAGTACCCCCTGCTTTGCCAGGATATTTGCAGCCTGGTTGATGCAGGTATGAGTCATTCCGGAAGCCGCGGCCACATCTGGAGAGCTGCAGGTTTTATGCGTTTTCAGGTAGTTCAGAATTGCGTCTTTTCCTGTCATGACCGGTTCTCCCGATAGCTTTCCCAGGTAAACGAAATCGTGCATCCGCCGCCGTCGTTCATGCGGTCGATGACGCGCTCGCCGATAAACTGCGTCAGCTCATCCTTCGGCAGGTTGCTGATCAGGATCGTCGGCCTCAGGCGCTCGTAGCGGGTGTTGATGATTTCAAACATGATCATCTTCTCGGCTTCGCTGCCAAACTGCACACCAACCTCATCGACAATCAGAAGGTCTGGCTTCGTGAAGTAGCGGATCACCTCATCCTCAGTGCGCGTGGCTGTTTTTGACCAGGTCGATTTAAACTCCCGGGCAATCTTGAGCGCCGTCGTGAAAATGACTGAGCTTTGGTGGTGCTCAATCACATGACGGGCAATGGCCAGCGCAAGGTGGTTTTTACCGGTACCAGGCTTGCCACACATAACCAACCCACCGCCCTGCTGGAGGCGATCAGTCCATTTCGATGCGTAGGCCTGGCAGACCCGTAATGCTCGCTCAGAATCCTTCCCAACAGGCTTGTAGCTGTCCAGAGTGCACGTGGAGAAGCGCTCTGGTATATCCAGCTGTCGAAGCAGCCTTTCTGCAGTTTGCTGGCGAACTCGCTTATCCCAGCGAACCTTTTCATCCCTCAGAAAATTCAGTTCGTCTTCCAGGCAGCCCGGGCAGCGTGTCGGCGGTGATGGCAGATTGATGATGCTGCTGGTCAGGATCCGCTTTCGCTGCTCATACTCGCCATGCTTTTCGCAACAGACGCGCTCAATAACCACCTCGCAATTCGGGATGTCTTCCGGTGGCTTACTCAGCTGATCAAGCATCCGCTCAATGGCAGTGATTTTTTCTTCCAGTTCCATGATCAGTCCCTCGCCCATGATGGGATTTCAGTCTGCCCGTAATCCTTCCCTGCGAAATTTTCGGCAACTCGCACCTGTTGACTTGGTTGAGGCTTGGCACCATTTGGCTCAAACAGGCCTTGCCAGCCATTGGCGATGCTGCGGTTGATAATTTCTTCGGGCGCGTAACCGTTCAGTCTGCAGCGGTCCAGCAGGTTGATAGCCTGGGTGACCGTCTGCTGAGACTTGATCGGCTTTTTCAGGTCGCGACGATATGCCACCCATGACGACCAGATTTCTGCAGAAAGCCAGTCGGGCAACTGAACAGCTAACGCATCGAACGAAACCGCCCGGGGGGATTTAGGGGGGTTATTAATATTGTCTTTATTGTCTTTTGTATGTTTGTCTTTTGTGTTTACCTGATTCGGGTAATAGGCGTTACCTGATTCGGGTAAACTTTTCTTACCTGATTCGGGTAATGTTAC